CCAGCTTGGGAATGGTTGTGGTGCAGCAAAGCCTGTGCCATCCCATGTGTAACCAATACCTGCATAGTTTTTATGCAGTGGCTCACGACCGCTAGGCTGACCGTCTTGACCGTAGTGAATACCGCCACGGGTGTTATACGAGGTCTGTACAAAACTAGCTGGATCACCCAACGCACCAGTAGAGATAAACGCCTCTTCAGCTACTACGACTTGTACAACTACGCCATTTTCTATTTTTGCAAAGTGTGCCATTAGATAGATACTCCTAAGTTAATTGCTTTAAGTTCTTCGACTGTGGTTACTGCTGTAATAGATGCCTCTGTTGCCGTAGCCCATGCAATAACCGCTGCACGATAAGTCGCTACTTCCGCAGGGATGTCAACATTACGCTCGGCTTTACGGATTACATACCAATCGGTTTGAGCTAGGGTCATGTTGGTATTGTGCTTGACCTGTGCGATATGATTTGACTTGAGACCCTTGGTGACTAGGCGCTCAGTAGAGTTAACCATTACTGGGTTTTCTGGATCAGTTCTGTCTAAGACTTGCACATACATTGGGTTGCCGTCTTTGTCAACTTCTTCACGGTCTTCCAGTGCTTTTGGCGTGGCGGTATAAGAGCCGTTCTCGTTTGCCGTTACCCAGTAGTAGCGGTCATCTGGTCTAATTTCGTCTTGTCTAATAAACATATTAGTTCCTATCTTGCGTTAGCGTATTTAAAGGGTGATTCGGCAAATGCCATGTAAATAAATGTTTCGCCTGATTGGTTTGTAGCAGTATTGCTATATCTTAATTTAAATCCATTAGATAAAAAATCTAAAGGATTATCGGTTGAATTTCCAGCTTCAGCATTAGATTGGTTTGCTTGTAAGAATAAATCTACTAGGTTGTATGTATTTCTAGCTGAGTCATAAATTAACCATCCAGCACCTGAGCCACTTGAACATTTAATTAATACAAACCTAGGTCTAAACCCAGTAAATACAAACGGACCATCCGTACTTCCATTACCTGTGTATGAGCCAAATGCAGAGTATCCAGCAATAGGTGCAAAGCAGTAGGCTACGATAGTATTTCCACTACCATTTTGGTCTGCTCCTGTTCCAACAGTAAATACTGAGGATGTTGGTGCTGTGCTGTTCCATACAACATTGTTACTAGCTTGCGCATCTGTTAAATTTAATACAAGATAATAAGCCCATGACGGCAGAGAAGAATGTCCAACAGTCCAGTTACTTGTTCCGTTTCTGCGTTTTAAAATAATCATTGATGGTGCTACACCCAAACCATGACCAACGGTAGCACCGCCTGTGCCGTTACCTGTATAAGTAACAATACTAAATCCAGCAGTTGTATTAGCACTTACTGTAGAGTTAATAGAACCGTTTGTGTTGGTTACTCCAGCACCATTGGCTTTCCAGTTCCAAGCAACATAAGTACCGCCTGTTATGTTATCAGCGGCATCACCGCCTGTTCCTAGTGTAAAGCCTGTATTACCAAATGTTTGAACATAGTAACTTCCATTAGCGGCTTCAGCATTGGTTAAGTTACTGTATAAAGTTGCACCAGCACCTCTTAATACATCAAACAAGATATTGTTAGTTGATGAGTTTCTTCTTTTAATCCATACAAAATCAGAGCCACCGCCTGTTGTAATTACTCGGTTACTTGTGCTATCTCCTGAGTAAGTTGTTGCACCCATATAGTTGATAGCCTGTGTTGATGCAGTAGCACCAATCGTAGGATTTGCTATGTTAAATGTATTCATCCGCACAAAACCTGATGGAGGTGTGTAGGTGAATGGAAGTTGTCCCCAATTTCCACTAATTTGAGAACTGCTATAACCCTCGCTAGTTATAACAAACCCCATTGGGTACGCAGTTGCTGTCAGTCCAGTGTATGCTGGATTTGTCCCTGTCGCTGGGTTTCCTGAGTTTGTCCAAGTTCCGTTTTTAGCCCACCAAACAGTTCCGTTATCGGAATCAAAGGCAACAGAAATTATGTCGCCCGTTGTGTAAGTTGGAGCTTGGCTTGTATTTTGAACAGAGGCATTACTTGGTCCGATAATACCGCTGTTATCAAAGTAAACACGACCCCAAGCAAACCTTGCACTGTCTCCGCTTTGATTAAGAAAATTAATATTAGACGGAACAATACCAATTCCAGTACTTCCGCTAAATGGTCTATTTACAATAGTAAATTCTGCATACCACTTACCTGTTGGTGGGAAGGCAAAAGTTGAGCCAGTTGTTGACCAACCATCTCCTGAGCTACCGTTAGTTACTAAAAGATTTCCGTTTGAAATAGTTGTAGCACTAAATTTATTTAAAGGATTGTAAACACCATAATTAGCCGCAGTAGCACTTGTCAGCGTAGGCACATCGGTCATACTGTCATAAGTAGTGCCAGTAGTTAGGCTAATGTTATTAGTAGTCCAGTTGTTACTGTTGGGTGAGGAGTCGTATCCCAAAGTTGTTGTGCTGGTCGTGTCGGTAAACTTTAGATAGAATCCATTAGTACCGTAGCTACCACCGTAGCGGATAGGTTGCCATACACCGAGTCCGTTAAATGTACCGAAACTGTTTGGTGTTAGGGCTTGACCGTCAATGAAGTTGTATTCTGCTAAATAGCCGTCAAATGGCGATGGAAATCCAGGTTCTGGATAACGACCAATCCAATGTGCAATGTTGTTGTTAAGTGTTGAGTCTCCGTTTAACGCTGGATAAACTGCTGTACTAAGAGCAGTTACTTGCACCCCATTAATATACAATTTTAATCTGTTGGAATCAGTTGCTTGTGTTGTATCTAAAGCAACAACAATGTGATACCAAGCAGATGGATCTCTAAAAACTTGAGTGGTTGTAATGTTGGTATTGTTAACTCTAGGATTTATTTCAATATTGTCTGTGGGAAGAAAATAAAATCCACCAGCCGTAGTAGATACTCCTGAACTAAAAAAGAACTGATTTGCGCTACCACCCAAATTACCTCGTTTCACCCACAAACTTAAAGTATATGTTTTTCGATTTCCAGCAGACGGAAATGTTCTATCTAAATAAGCAGATGCACTCGCACGGAAACGCAATGAGTTGTTTGCACTAAATAATGGTGCAAGGTATCCGCTTGATGTGAATGTGTGGATTACATTACCGCCAGCTACAGTAACTGTACCGCCAGCCATTTGCTGAGTAGAGCCTGGGTAGGAGATGATTACTACACCGCTACCGCCATTGCCACCGCCACCGCCTGGTTCTGTTCCGTTAAATCCACCACCGCCACCGCCACCGCCTAAACCATCAGTTCCAGCGCCACCATTTGAATTATCACCAGTACCACTACCGCCACCACCAGCACCTCCTGCTCCAGCAGTTCCGCCTAAAGATGTTCTTCCGCCACCACCGCCACCACCAGCATAAGTTACGCTTGAGCCAGAAATACTATTAGCAGTTCCAGCGCCACCTGTTCCAGCAGCAGTCCCACTTAAATTTCCGCCAACTGCACTAGCACCACCTCCACCAGAACCGCCATTGACTGTAAAAGTTCCTTGTATTCCGCCATTATTACCTTGTGATGGACTTGTAGATGGTGTATTACCAGCAGCAGCACTAATACTTCCTCTTGGACCAGCGCCACCACCTGAGCCGCCTGATCCACCGCCACCAAATTGTCCTTCTAAAGTTGCGTTATTAGATCCACCTTGTCCACCTCCAGCAGATGTTATAGCTAGGAAAGTAGAACTACTACCTTTTGCTCCAACAAGAAGACCATTGCCTGATGCAATTGCTCCAGCACCTCCAGCACCAACAGTCACTACATAAATAGAATTGGTATCTATTGTTATTCCAGACCCAGTTCTGTAACCGCCAGCGCCACCTCCTCCACCTAAAAGGCTGCCACCGCCACCACCGCCAGCTACTACCAATAAACTAGCCGATAATTGGCTTAATGGGCTTAATGCACCAGAAGAAGTAAAGGTATGGATATATTTACCGCCTGATTGGGTAACAGTTCCACCACCGAATAATTGAGTTGCAGATGTGTAGGAAACAATGACGATTCCTGAACCGCCATTTGCACCGCTTGCCCAAGTTGCACCACTATAAGAACCTGCACCACCACCGCCACCTGTGTTAGCAGTCCCAGCAGTTCCTGCTGCACCGCCAGAACCTCCAGCGCCACCACCGCCAGATCCACCGCTACCTGCCGTTGTTATGAAACCTACTCCACCAGCTCCACCGCCACCGCCAGCTCTAGGAACGGATGAACCAGTAATTGAAGAAGAAACACCATTACCACCAGAGCCAACAACTGTTGTTGTTCCTGTTCCTCCAACAGCACCAGCACCACCGCCACCGCCAGTACCATAATTAGCAGAACCTGTATTTTGACCACCAGCATATCCTTGATTAGCAGTTCCAGAAGCAGCAGCAAATGTTGATGCACCACCAAAAGAGCCAGCTCCACCTCCAGATCCACCACTACCACCAGCAGCAGCACCACCACCATAACCGCCACCAGTTGAAGTGATGGTTGATAAAACAGAATTTCCACCATTAGTTCCACTTCCAGTTGATCCTGTGCCACCAGCACCAACAGTAACTGTGTAAGATTGGGTTGGATTAAGGACTAATTTTGTTTCGGCAGATGCGCCACCACCAGATGATTCGCCTGTAACTGAACAACGATAACCACCAGCACCACCACCGCCACCAAAGGCAGAACCAGCTCCGCCACCACCAGCTATTACAAGAAAGTCAGCATCAACAGTCTGTAGTCCTGTCCATCCAAAAGCTGCTAGGGCTGCTGCACCAATTTTAGATAAGCGTGGCATCTATAAAACCTTTAAGCGAATTTGGTTTGAGCTGCGAGTACTGTAAATGCTGCACTTCCCGTTTTAATAATGACATAAGTGTAGCTGTCAATTGAGCTTGCGTTTCCACTAGTAGGAGCAGAGCCACCTTGCCATTTGGGGGTTACAGAAGAACCATCGACTTGGACTGCTGAGTTGTAATATGCGGTCGATCCGTTAGTGACCAAGAAGGTAACAGACATAGACTCGCCAGTAGACATAATGGTATTTAACGATGTACCGCTAGAACCACGGAAGTTTACTGTCCAGTTTGCTGATGCGTTTGATGTGTAATATAAAACTGACTGGGTCGTAATGTCGTAGTTAATTGTTCCTGTCGCTGCCGTAGCGGAGACTGTAGCGGTCTCAATGATATTAGAGGTCTTTAGGTCAGCATTTGATGTTGTACCAGCAAAGGTCTGTAAGCCTGTAAACGAGTTGGCTACGTTTGTGACTGGGATGTTTGCACCAGCCAGAGTAGAAGCCCCTGTACCGCCTTGATTGACTGATAAAGGAGTAGTTAAACCAGTCAGCGAGGTAATGTCAGAGTTTGCACCCTTAAGAGCAAAAGGCGCTGCTGCACTAGAAGTTACTCCAGTACCGCCAGAAGCTACGGGTAGGGCTGTTCCTAAAGTTAACGAACTAAGATAAGTAACTGCATCGACTACATTTGAGCCAGTATTGAACACAAACATTGACTTACTAGCTGGAACGGCAATCCCTGTGCCTGTTGAGTTCTTAACTGTAATAGCATCTGCACAGCCGTTATTGACTAGGTAGAGCTTTTCAATCGCTGGAACTATAAGGTTTTGCGCCCCGCCAGAAGTACCTGTTAGGTTTAAACGGAGGTTACGGGCTGTTTGGCTGGCGTTGGTGTCTGTTAGGGTTAGAGTAACAGTTCCACTGGCAAAGGTTACATCGGCAGAACCTGTGATGGCTTCTTCTAATGCAGTCCCTAAATTGGTGTTAGTTGTTGAACCCCAAGTACCAGACTGGTCGCCTGTGCCGATAAGCTCGATTTTTAGTGGTGAATAAGTCGATGCCATAATTTATCCTTTATGCCGCTATCTCAACCCAATTGGGCGATTGTGTGTCAATAATATCATTCCAAGTGCCTGTTTGCGAGTCATTTATGTTGATCCAATTCGGTGTTTGACCATCATCAATTACCTGCCAAATTAATACGCTTCCTACCTGTCCAACTGCTTGTACGCCTGTTACGCTTACTACCGCACCAACAGATACAAAGACACTTCCAACACTACCTGTAGCCTGTAATCCCGTGACACTAATATTTTGTCCAGTAATTACGTCTACTCTAGGTGTAGTGATAAATGCCTCTACACCCGTTAAAGCTACGCTTGCAGTACCCGTAACCGTTACACTACCTACCGCAGCCGTTCCAGAAACCCCAGTTACGCCAACATCCGTACCCTCTTGTACGGTCACACTGCCAACGCTTCCTGTAGCCTGAAGTCCTGAAACTGGGGCGTTTGCTGCACCCTCAATCGTTACAGAACCTTGTACTACTGTTCCTAAAACGCCTGTTACATTAAATACCGCAGTTCCCGTAACTGTTACGCTACCGATACTGCCTGTTGCTGATAATCCAGTTACATTTACATCAATCTCTGTGGCTACCGTTACAGTTCCTACAGATACCGTTCCTGCTACGCCTGTGACTGAGACACCAGCCCCAGCCAAAATTGATACTGATCCTACTTGTCCAGTTCCGTTTACACTGGTTACACCAACATCCGATCCAGCATCAACAGCTACACCTTCTATCTGACACGTACCACTTACTCCAATTACATTAACGACTGCCGTACCTGTAACCGTTGCACTACCTAACTGCCCCGTACCAGAAACACCTGTTACGTTTACTATTGCATCTTGTGTAGTTTGTACAGTAACTGAACCTACCTGTCCTGCTGCTACTACACCACCACTATTCTCACTCCAGGGGTTTTCACCCCAACCGCCATACCCCCATCCCCCTAGCGGGACTTCTACATCTGTATAGTCCTCGCCCCAAGGTCCGCTACTCCAAGCGCCACTACCCCAGCCAGAATAGGTTGCCACTTAGTAATCACGCTATGCGGATAATGGCGTTACTTGCGTCTGCTGTTGGGAAGACGATGGTAAACGTACCACTTGTAGAGGTCTTAGCACCACCAAAGTCTAGAATACATACAGAAGGATCACCAGCAGCGGAATCGTTATAGATCATGGCGCCATAAGCTGTAATGGTCGCAGAAGTAAACGACAAGTCTGCAAAGTCGGTAAATGCTGTAGTACCCGAAGAAGTTGGGGTTACATTGGTTAAAGCACCGCCACCAGCAGAGTATGAGCCAGAAGCCGCTACTTCGTTAGTAGCCGTATACGCAGTAGTTGCAGCCGTAAAGGACGCACTATTGTCATACATTGCTAGTTTAAAAGTATTACCAGTGCCAGTCGTAAAGTTATGAGTTGCCGTCATCAACTGTACTTTGAAGCTGGTACACATGAAGTTGCCCGAAAACGCCATAGTATTTCTCCTAATAAATAGATTGAAATTCAGCCAACATCGGCTGTAATTTTTTTACAGAGCGCATAAAACGATATTTTGCTTTCTGTTCTTCCGTCATTCTTACGCCTTTTCGTGACGGAGGAATGTTACCGCAAGCCTTTTGAGCATCACTCATTTTTGCTCTAATTACTTCTGTTCTTTTGCTACCAAATAAATGGTGTTCTTTGCCAAATTTTCCTGCGTTCCAAGAAGCAAGTCCAGCTTTAAATTGTGTTTCTGGTGAATTAGATGCTTTACCTAGTTTAGCCAAAGACATCTTTTTCTTTGATTCTTCTGAATATTTTGTTCCTTTGCGCATGGCATATGCTTTTTGCCGTTCGCTTTCAAATATACGTGATTTAAACTCTACAATTCTGCCCATTGCAATTAGCGCATACCAAACACCTTTTGTGTGCGGATAGATACGTACAAGTAACTTGTGAGCTATAAAATGTTCTTTGGCTGATAAGTGAACCACATTACTTTTGGCGTTATTCCCGCCCATGCATTTAGGGACGATATGGTGCTTCTCTACATATCCGCTTAACACACGGTTTTGTGCTTTGTGTACCAAACGATCGTAAATGTTTTTGTAGTTCATTCGTCTAAAAGTTTAATTAATTCAGGATGACCAGCTTCCCGTAGCTTGTGAGCTAGTGTTACACGATCAAATTTTACCGCTTCATTCATGTAAAAGACTAGTACTTCCCGAATATGATTCCTAAAAGCAATAGCTTGCTCCCGAACCAAGGGATGAGACTGATCCCCCACCTGAATAATCTTATCTAATGCCCGTTCAGCGACTTCCTCTGGGGTAAAGCCACCGTGGTCTTTTGTAAATACTTGGATACCGCTAGACTCGCCTAGCCCTTGTACGCTAATCATTTAACTGGATACCTCACTTGTCCACTTCTGTAAGAATCTTGACGATCTTTAGCATCGCCCAACTGTTTGAGTTCTGCCATAGCACCATCATACCGAGCTTTATACATGGTCATGGTGTCAGCATCTGTCTTCATAAAGTTTGCTGCCTCTAAAAGCGCCCCATATAACAACACCGAATCAAAGTTATCTCCAAGCCAAGAAGTCCCTGCGGTAACAATCGACTGTGGGTAGTAGAAATAATGAAGTTCTACAGAGTAATTGGCGTCTGGGGTAGGACCTAAGATAAAGGTGTTGTTGTCAAAAATAGCGTAATACTGGGGTTCACCATAAAAAGCTGCGTCCGTGTCTGGGTAAGACTCACGGATAAAGTTAACGTCTTTATTTAAAAGGTAGTGATACTCATTGGCTGCGTTAATTACCGCAAGGCTAAATGTTGCTAACCAGTCTACTGGTGTTGCTAAGTACTTGTTTCCACTAGTAGTATTTCCCGTAACATTCTTACGGAAAGCGGGCATCTGCACGGAGTTGTATATGCGTTGCTCCGCTAGTTGGACGAACCTAGCAATCTGTTCAGCAGACGTAAAAGAGCCTACTGTCGCTGGGAAATCGTTCTCAGCAAAACCTTTAATTGCGGCAGTTAACTGCGTGTAATTCATGCCATTGGGCCTCTAGATGTAAAACCCTTAGTTGCAGCGCCAGATCCACGTTGTTTGATACCCGTAGTCTTTACATCATCACGATTTGGATCGCCCATGCTGACACGGGGGGATGGTTGTCCACCTGGGGTCATCTGTTTAGAAGACAAAGTATTTGGATCAGGTGGGCGGCTTACTGCCATCATAGCGTCTTTAGCATTCATAGCCTTACCTTTCATAGTATGTGGCTCGGCATAGACATCGGCATAACCGACTTCTTTGCCACCTTTTTTCATAGAGAACTTAGCCATTATCGACCTCTTCCAGCGGTTTTACGCATTCCTTGATTGGCTACACGGGCTAGATTACGACCCATCTTTTTCATCGCCATAGAGCTAACGCCATGTTTAGCAGTCTTGCCCTTTTGAATTGCGGCGGTTGGTCCGCTATCACCTAAATTTTTACCTTCGGTCTTGCCTTTTTTGGCTATACCATCTGCATCACGCTTATACATTTTCAACTCCTTATGTTGTCGTTACCGTTACACTACCCACTAAACAGCTTGGGGCAAGATCATTGGGGGTTAGCCCATCGTCCCTTGCACCACCAACAGGGTTCCATCCCCATTGGAAAATTCTACTACCGCCCTCTGGATAACCAACACCTTCTTCTGTGTTGTCGTTGGTTCCATTAATCTGCAAACCACTTGTTCCAGATACCCTATAGCTTACATCAGGGCGTGGTTCCCGTACAGCCTGTGGATCATCAACTGGGTACATACCTAACGACAACTGCGGTTGATCTGGATCCCAACAACTAGGGCAAACCTTGATGTTCTTTATTTGCTGCTTTACAACTAACTTCCGTAGCTCTTTTAACTTATACCGCTGACCACATCGGTCACATTCGGCAATTGCAAATTTGCCACTACTGTACTTATTAGGCATAACTTACCTCAAATTCCTAAGCATAGAATGTCGTCCTAGGAACGAACCTAGAAGCGGCTTTCTCTCTGTCCTCCGTAGAAGCCATGAGCCACTGCTCCTCGTATTCTTGCTTTAAAAATTGTATTCTTGGCTGTCCTTCTGGTATCTTTTGAGCGATATAGAAAGCCAATCCAGCCACCATACAAGGTAATAGACGGAAAGGAATATCAGGCTCTACAGTACCGTTAGATCCAGCGTCTTGAATCCTACGCAATCTCCAATACACAAAGGTATACGGACCACCGCCAGCGTCAGGCGTGGGCCAAACATTGATGGATGGGATGTTTTGTATTGTTAACAGATTGTTAACACCAGCTGTATGACTTGCAGCAGTTGTGCCGTTTTGACCACGATAGCAGTTTGTTAAAACGTTTCCTACAACGTTTGCGTAGCTGATAGTTTCGTTATCTATTTTGACAAATCCGCCAATAGGAAGGGAGCTGGCGTCACTAACCGTAATAGACGTATCAGTCGAATTAATAGACTGTGCCAAATAAACTGCGGTCGAATTAGACTGTCCTGACTGGCGGTTAAACCAGACTTGAATAGGGCGTCCATTTGCCAATTTATTAGGAATAGTAGAGTAGGTAGACTCTGAAATACGGTCAATATTAATATCTATTTGATTGCTTGTAACGCCATTATTCTGACGTACTACATGATCCATTAGGTCAATCGTATTAATTGGAATAGGATAAATAGCCTGCCCAGTAACCATTGCAATCTGACCTTGCTCAATAGTCCATAGATTAATTCCACGGTTTGCCCACTCAATCGTAAGCAAATTCATGGATCTACGGGCAGTCCGCATCTCATAGCCAGTACGAAGTTCAGCACCAGCCCTCTCAAACGCCTCTTCAATGAGGTTATTGAGGTCTAGGTTAAAAGCGGTTGTTCCTGAAGTACTCATATTTTCCTATATGGTTTTACTTTTGCTTTTACTTTTTTTGGCTGGGGGACGAACTGCTTTCCCTGTGCTTTTCCTTGCCGTTTTGCTCGTGTTGTTGCGGCGTACTCCTGTGGGCTTAGGGCTTCGATTGCTTTTTTTGGCAGATATCTTTCCCCCGTCTCGGACGACTTCTTCCCTGACTTGGTTGTCCATTTCTGGTCTCCCCAAGCCTTTAAAGAACGCTGAGATTTTGCCAATCCACTCATTTATAGCCACCACCAGCCGCCTTGTATTTTTTTGCTAGGAGTTGTGCTTTCCTAGCAGACCATTGACCCGCCCCCGTACCATGCGTGGCAGACGCTTTAATCTTGTTAAATAAAGCCTTGCGCATACTAGGTTTCGTATAGTTACCAGCTTTATTAACCGTACCGCCCTGTTTGTATTCAGTAAAATCCGTATCATCTCTACGAGCCTTACGCTTAGGTTTACCCATTTTAGAGGGCATAATAGCGCCCATTCCTCTACTTGGTCTCATACCATACGTCCTTTGGTTTTACCTTTAATACAGCAACCATCAGCCCGCTTAGAAGCAGTGGAAACGTTTCCACCCTTTTTGTAAGTTGGCTTCTTAATCTTGCCACTCATCATCTTCTCAATATCACCTAAAGCTGGTCCAGCACCGCCACCACCGCTAGGAATAGGGCTGGTCCCTAAGTT